GGCCAACCGTGTGTACTCGCGAGCATCGTTGAAGTCGGCGGTGATCTGCAGCTTGTCGGCGACCTTCTGGGCCGCCTCACGGGTCGCGAACTTGCGGGTGTTGCCAGAGCGGTTGGGGACGTACTCCATCTTGAATCCGGCTCCGGTGCGAGTGACCCAGTAGGGATAGCGTCTCGAGTACGTGCCCGTAGCAACCCGCCATGGGGTACTCATCTCTCGGCCCGAGGCTTCGTCGTGGAGTCAATGCCCCACGGAGCGTCGTCATAGCCGTCGACCCTCCGGAGGAGCAACCCCTTGAGCGCGTTGCAGAAGATCTTGGCCTGCGAACGATTCCAGCCCGGACGCTCGCTGGACTGATACTCGTAGCAGCTGATCGCCTTGAGTGCTTCAGCGACTGACCAGGAAGTATGCCGCGGAGCTCGGTGGTGATAGCTCACTGGCGTGCTCTCGTCGTAGCGGTAGTTCACCGAGGCCACATTGGCACGCATCAACATCTTGCCGACCTCGGCAGCACTCTCTCTGTTCAGGTAGTGCCACTTCTTGCGGTAGTACCATCCCAACTCCAGATCAGTGGTGGCCCGAAAGTGCAGGCCTGCCCACACCAAGACCCGGACGTGCTCGCCGTCGACGACCCAGGCACTCACTGGTCATCCTCCGGGTCGTAGGCCTCGGCGTTAGCGACTGAACCGGTCGAGCCGACCTCGTCGAGAACGTCGGTGTAGGCCGGGATGTTGGAGCCCCAGTAGTCCCGGGTGCGGGAAGGACCCAGCACCAGGGCACCCTCGGCCAGAGCGTCAGAGGCAGCACGGCCGACCGATCCCTCCAGGTGCCAAGCGACACCGGAGTCGACCCAGAGCTGCAGCTGGGCATAGGGGCCCGCCAGGATGGCGGTGTGGATGGCCTCGTAGCGGTCGGCCAGGGTGGCCTCGGTGGTCGTCACAGCGACTCCTCGAAGAGGCGCAGCGTGGGGACCAACTGGAACTGGGTGTTGAACCTGTATCCACCAGTGAGCTTGTCGTGCAGGTAGGTATCGGCGACGTCGAGGTCCTCGGGGTAGCGGAACTTCTCGGCCTTCTCGATTGCCCCATTGCGGGCGAAGTACACCCGGAGCTCGCGGTTGCGCTTGGCATAGAAGTGGACGTTGCTCTCCTCGTGGAACGAGGTCCACCCATAGTCAAAGGCTGCGGTCCGTACCGCAGCAATGACGTCTCGATCGGTCATGTCGTGTCTCCTTCTGAATGGAGCACATCGACAACTCAATGGAACATCTGGCCGACCTTCGTCCTTACCTACCCTCGCGGTGGGCGTGCACTCCCTACCATGGTGGGCTCTCGCCCCAGGGAACCGTTACTCTCGGTTCGGACTCCAGTCGTTCTCCACACTTTCTACCGGCGGATTTGGCCCTCCGTGCCATCTCTCGATGACTCCTCCACTCAAGGAGCTCGTCCTTCGTTCAGGGATCGCCGTCTCCGTCACCCCGGCGCTCGTCGCCTCACGGCGATGAGCCTCGTTCCCGGGGCCTGTTGGAGACGGTCGTGGTCGTTAACCGTCAGGGACGCTTCTGGGTTACTTGCAGTTACTCGTGTGGTCCAGATGCTCTATTGAGTTGTCGATGTGCGAGGTACAGAAGGTGTAACGCACCACGAGCTCAGTTATTCCGCGGCCGTCCGGCGGCGTAGCGATCGGCGATCTTCAGCGGCTCCGCGTCGTCGTCAACCCGCCGCGGCTCGAGGTAACGGTCGTCGGTCACGGGCACATCAACGCGACGGTAGCTGTCGCGACCGTCTCGCATGAAGCCCTTGACTACGAGTACCACGCCGATGAGTCTACAGCCGCCGACCTGTGGCGTTTCACCATGTCGGGGGTGGAGACCTCTTGGTCGTTGTCCAAGTCGAAGACAGCCTGCTGGTTGCCCGATACCGCGGCGTCGGTCGCCGCGCCGGGGTCATGGATGTTCTGGGAGACGTCGTGGTACCAACCGGGCTGGCCACCGTGGCCGGATTCCGGGGTCCGTGGGGCATCCCAGCCACCGTAACCGTTGCCGGAGTCCTGGTTGATCAGGTCGAAGTTGTGCTCGTAGTAGTCCCGGATCTTGTGGGGGTCCAGCCTCGAGCGAGACTCCTCGCCCTCGACTCCGGGGTGGGAGACCATGAAGCCCGAGGTGGGGTTGTCCCCGACCTGATCGCGCACGGTGATCCCGTCGGGGTTCTTCTCGAGGTGACGCATGACGTCGGCACCCCACTGCGCGCTGGGGCGCTTGGGCTTGGGGTCGTCGACCTCGTTCTCGGGCACGTGGCGCTCGTCCTCGAAGACGGCCGTCTTGTCCTCGGTGCGGTGCTTGATCTCGCCGCAGTAGGCCGAGTTATCCCGCTTGTCCTCGTTCTGGTGTTCGCAATCCGCGAAGTCCTCATACCCGGCGAAGGGAGCTCCCTTGCGCATGGCCAGCCAAGGCTCGAGCATCGCGACCTGGTCGCGCGCGCTGATGATCTGTCGTCCCATGCGTCGGACTCCTATGACCTTCTTGGTGGCAAGGTCGTAGACCTTGTCGATGTTGCCGGGATCCGGCTCGCCGAACGGCACGCAGGCCTCGGCGTCCTTGCGGCCCTTCTCGAAGTGCTTGTCGCAGGTCTGGACGTAGGCCATGCCTTCGGAGTGCAAGATCGACTTGGTCGCCGGGGACTTGCAGTACTTGCACTTGCCGTCCTTGAGATAGGACTTCTCGGCCGCGGTGTGCATCCGGGGGTCCATGATTGCGACCTTCTGAGGGCCGAAACCGCCGTTGAGGATCATGGAGGAGTTCTGACCGCGGGTCTCGCTGGCCAACGCAGGCCGGGCGGCCGGGGTGAACATCCCGGCATGCTTGACGAAGGCAGCCTCCTCTCCGTGACGGTCGAATCCGCGGCCGGTCCCGGCATGGCCGTAGAAGTCGTGCACCGCGCGGAACTTGTCGTTGTCGGCGTCCCCGAAGAAGGGGTGCCCGCCAGTGACGTGGGTGCCCAGCACCTGGAGGCGCTTGTTGTTGTTGACGTCGGCCATCATGTGGTGCACATCATCGGGGTAGGGATCGTGATCCACGGACTGGACGTTGATCCCCAGGTTGTGGGTCATGTGGTGGTACTGGTCGTTGACTTCCTTCTGCATCGCCGCGTAGTGCGGGACGGCGTCCGGAGAGTAGGTCGGCAGCGCGTCGTAGGCGCGACCAACGGTGGTCACGGATTGCGGGGTCCTCGAGTGCTGGGAGAAGTCGACCGGTGGGGGCTCGGAGATGCCGGTCAGCGAGTGATAGGCGCTAGCCCCCTGGGTGGCCACGGGAGACGGCGCGGTGGACGAGCTGTTGTTCCAGCCGGAAGGATCACCGAATGCCGCCGCGGTGCGGTACTGAGGCAGCACGCGGCCGCCGTGAGTGTGAGCGCAGCCGAAGGTGCGTTCCTGCCAGCCGTGATCGGGGTGGCGGTCGTCGTCGCCGTGCGACGTCGACCCATTGAGGTCTTCGTCAGAGTTCCCGGGGCCGCCGTCGGCGACGAGCCACCGTGAAGCCGTCCGGTGACCGCGCTGACCCTTGGGCCGCAGGTCGACCATCTCCCCGATGCCGTACTTGTCGTGGGTGATGATGCCGTCATGGCCCCTGTCCATCAGGGCCCGGGTGAGGGCCTTGCCGGTCAGGCCGCCGTGCTGCTGGCTCAGCGATTGCTTCCAGCCGCCGTAGTCGTGGGGGACGTAGAGCGGATTGTCGAAGCCGACGGTGCCGCGCTCCCAACCCGATTGCAGCGGCGGGTGCTCGCCGTCGGTGTCGGCGTCGCCGGACATGTAACGGCCCCAGGGCTCTACCTGCTGGCCGAAGTCCTCAGGACCTGCCTGGTCGCGCATGCCGTTGTTGTTGCGCAGGTAGGGCATCATGTCGGCCTGGCGTGCCCAGGAAGCCCCTTCGGGAGTCTGCAGAGGGCTGTGGTGGAGGTTGGGCTCCAGGTGGGTCTTGACGTGGTTGAACAGCTGGGTGGCCAGGCCCTTGCGCTGGTGGTCGGGGTGAGTGCTCGCCATCGCGACCTCACCGCCATGACGCCAGGCCAGCTGGGCCATCGGGTCGGGGCCGTCGCCGAACAGACCCGCGGCGCGGTCGGCCTCGTCCGAGACGTCGAAGGGATCGATCTCGCGCACGTGCGCAGCGGTGCGCAACAGCTCTGTGCTCTCCCGAACGCTGACAATCCCTCGTGACACCAGTGACCTCCTCACTGATTAGGGGTCGAGAGGTCAGCTTCTCCAGTCCACCGACTTCGGTTCGGGGTCGTTGTAGGTGCAGGCCCGCACGGAGTCGAAGGCCTCCTGGGCGGTCGTGGCATGCTCGAGCTCCAGGATGTCACTGCGGAGCATGAGCGAAAGCCGCCCCTTCTCCTTGCGCCAGGCCCGAACCTTGAGCTGATCCAGCGCGGCGTAGAGACCCTTGATCTCGACGAACACGTCGATCAGGTTGAACGTCACCACCAGATCCGGAGCGTAGCGCGAGACGTGGCCGTCCTCCTTCTCGTAGTCCAGGACTCCGTCCTGCAGGCGGCTGTAGGGCCGCCAGGGCAGCCCGACGCGGTCGAACTGAGTGGCCGCAATGACCTCGTACTTGCTGCCAAGCATGTGCTCGCCGTAGGGATGTCGGCGGGTGGTGTCCTCGGTCTGGGCCTTGGCGTCGGAGATGGATCCGCGCCAGGCCAGCTTCTCTTCGTGGGACATGCGAGAGGAAGGGTGCTGTTCGGTCAGACTGATGCCTTTTCGCTTCAACCATCCTCGAATGGTCTCCTGGGGAAGGCACATATCCTCTGCAATACGAGGGACAGAGTGACCACCCTCGAACAACTCAAGAGCTGTGGGGGCGTCTCGGTCATACGACGGGCGAGGAGGAATGACACCAGCTCTAACCAGCCATCCATATGCCGTAGACCCCGACACCCCATAATGTTCGCCAACGCGTTCGGCTGATCCCACCTGTCGTTTGTAGACGGGGTGGAACTGCTTGCTGCTCTCCCAGGCCTGAGGTAGCTCATCCTTGACGTCTTCGTAGCGATCCTTCATGACATAGCGGCCGGTCTTTCGGACACGATTGGTCTGGATCCCGAGAACCTTACGTCGCATTCTGATGGTCTCGGCGTTGGTTCGAACAGGAAGAGCGGCAGCGACAGCCTCGTCGGTCATCCCCTCACTGACGTACATGCGCCTGATGTCGTCGTCGTATGGCTCTAGCTTGGAGCGTGGTCCTCTATTACCCATGGGTTCATAGTACGGCAACACATGAGATGAATCAAACGCGAGGGCAGAGAAGTTCCATACATAACAAACTCCCCCTCCAGCAAAGAAGGGGGAGTTTGCTAGAATCGTCAAAAATCAACGTTTCTGCAGGTCAGAGGCTAGCTTTTCCGAAGGATGACTATGCCGCGCGGATTTAGGACAGCCATACCCACGAGTTCATCCATCACCCAACCCTTATGGAACTGCTCCACCAGGTTGTTCTCTTCCACGTCGAGCGAGTACATGACCGGGAAGACGCCCAGGAAGGACGGGTCCGGGGTCAGGTAGGTCGTACCCGGCGGGATGATGATGGACTTGCCGATCTGGAACTCACCGAACTGCACGATGCGCTCACCAGCAACCACCGAGTCCTTGAACGCCCAGCCGGTGGTGTTGATGTCCCACCGGTAGAAGTCGCGGTACTCCTGCGGGTTGCACAACAGACGAGTGCTGTCCAACATGCGCTGATCGGTGAAGGTCACCGCCGTGTAGAGATCGTCCGGCGACAGGTAGGTACCTGCGACCTGGATCTCGTTGGGCAGCGAGCCCGTGCCCGGCACCGAGGTCGGATCGACCGTGCGGTACTCGGCGGCCGTCACCTCGAGCAGGGTGACCAAGCGGGCGTCCTCCTGGCGCATGATGGCCTGCTTGGACATGTCCTGCGTGTACTCCACGATGTTGCTGCGGAGGTAGTACAGGTCTTCCTTCTTGATCTTCGGGAAGGTCGCGATGCGGAAGAGCAGGATCTCGATGCGCTTGCCCTCGAAGGGCGTGATCTTGATTTCGCCCTCGTCCCCATGGAGCAGGTAGGCCTGTCCAAGATCGTCGAGGATGTCGTACTGGATCGGGACACCCGGGGTGAGGGTGTCCTCCAGCAGGACGTTGCGCAGGATGCCCTGGTAACGCAGCTGCAGCTGAATCGGGCCAATCATCGACTGGCCGAGACGCAGCATGCCGTTGCGCTGGTCGCCGAGGATGTTGCTCAGCTTGACTTGCTTGTCGCGCGTGGACATCTTGCGGCCGCCCGTGCGCTGCATGATGCCGCGCATGTCGCTGACGTACTCGTCGCTCTTCTTGGCGAACCGGCCGAAGCCGGAGCCGTGCGCGACGGGAAGTGTTGGTGCGCTCATGATTCCTTCCCTTAGCTCGCGCCGACGGAGATGCCGGACCCGAAGTTGAACGGGTTGAACCGAACCAGGATGACGTCAGTGCTCTCGACGTCCATCAGTTCGGCGACGGCGTTGGCGTTGTTGGCCCCCACGGGGGTCAGCAGGCCTGTGGCGTTGGCCGTCAGCAAGACGCGGCCGCCGTCGGTCGGGTTGGACCCGGCCCAGTTGGCGGTCGTGTCGAATGCCGGGGCGATGACCTCGAACACGGCGTCCGGGCCGCCGTTCCAGACGGTGAAGAGGTTCGTGCCGGTGGCAGTCACCTCGTCGATGCCCAGGACGGGTGCACAGAACAGCGCCGAGAGCCCGAACGGCTTGGCGTTCACCGACGGGAGTACCGCGGTACCCGCGTTGGTCGTGAAGGGCGTGAACACCTCAGCGGTGAGCCTGCACATCACGGTGCCGGGCAGGATGTCGAACGATCGGTTCCAGTTGGGATCCAGGAACCCGCCGTAGGACGTGGCCTGATGCTGTGCGTAGATCGGTCGCAAGGTGCGCTTCTGTGCCGGGTTGGCAACAGTGGTACGGAACATTTTCTCGCCTCCTTTCAGAGGTAGGTCGGCCTGAGGCTCAGAAGAACATCAGGCTGTCGGAATCGGGACTGGCCACGGATGCCTCTCGGCGACTACCGGCTGCCGCGGTGCGGCGGCCGAGGCCCTGGGGCAATCCGTTGGTCCCGCGAGATGCTCCGGCGGAGACCGTACGTGCAGTGCGGCGGGCGGCAATCCTCTGGTCCTGGATCATCTGCTCGCAGAGGCGCGTCCGATCGCGGACGACTGCCTGCCTCATGGTTTCGAACCGAGCGGTGAGCTTCCACCGGTCGTCCATCTTGTAGGTGTTGGGCATGGCCGCGATGTGCGCCTCGGCGCATCGGATGGCCTCCACACCGGAAGCCAGACGAGTCGAGGACTCCTTGGCCTTGTCCGGTGCCCACGTGCCCGCGTTTCCGTCCACAGCGTCCAGGACCGGATCGGCGAGATTGTCACTAGCGTTGCCGCCGAAGTCCCCTAGATCGAACTGGGATGACTGGGCCAACTCATCGGTGACGTTCTTGACGGGGGCCTCCACGTCGATGCGTCCGCCCGGTGCTGCGACATCCAGCGGCTCGTCAGCCTATCGATTCATGTTCGGCTCCCTTCCTTCGTTCTTTCGTGCCTGAAC